CCGTGACTTGTTGCAGGAGCTAGGCCGATGAGCAATCAACGATTCGCCAGCATCTGGGATGCCATCGAGGACACCCCGGAGGAAGCGGAAAACATGAAACTGCGCTCCGTCCTGATGATGGCGCTGAAAACCCATCTCACGCGTTCCGGGATGAGTCAGGCACGAGCGGCCAAGGTGCTCGGCGTGACCCAGCCGCGTGTCTCTGACTTGATGCGCGGCAAGATCAATCTGTTCGGCCTCGATGCCCTGGTGAACATGGCGACGGCCGCCGGGCTGCGCATCGAGATGCGCGTGCTCGAAACCGCCTGAACCATCGCCGGGCCTTACCTCCAGCCGTTGTTCAGTTCGTACAGCGCGCCGATGGGGTCGCCAGCCGGCGCCAGGGTGCCCGGCGAGTCCCACGCGCCGGCCTTGCTGAAGTCGTACCAGCCGCTCGCCACCCGCCCCGCGCTGCCCAGCAGCGAGGTGGCCGCCGACAGGCCGGGGCTGATGCCGGCCGCGTTGGCGCGCGACATGGCCGCCTGGCTGCGCGCATTGCTCGCCTGCATGCGCTGGCCGAACGCGGCGCGCATGGCGTTGATCTCCAGCGTGGCGCGGTCGGCCTCGCGCATCGCATCGGTACTGGCCTCCACGTCCGCCGCGCTGCCCTCGTCCAGGGCGATGCCGTTGGCGGCCATGGCGGCGCGCTGGCGGCTCTTGAGCTGGCCGTATTGCGCCGTGGCCTGGGCGATGCGCTGATGGCCGTCGCGCAACTCGGCCTGCGCGCCCAGCTCGGCGATGCGGGCGTTGGCCTCGGCGATCGCGGCCTGCGCGCCCAGGTTGCCCTTCTGGATGCTGGCCTGCGAGGCGGCGCCGAAGGCGGATGCGACGCCGCCCGCCGCTTGCGAGAACAGCGAGATGTTGGCGAGTGTGCCGGAAGAGAAGCCCATGCGCGCATGATCCGGGCCAGCGTGCCCGTCACGCGCACCGGGTCAACCGCCGAAGACCACCTCGGCGGTCAGCGCCAGGATCGTCAGTGGCAGCGGGTCGGTCTGCCGCACGTAGAGCTGGCCGCCGCCCTGCACCCAGTCCGGCTCCAGCGGGATTTCGATCTCGCCGCTGACGAGCGCGGGCGGCGCGCCGTAGGGCTCGACGGTGCGCTGCTTGAACTCCTGCAGCGCGCCCAGGCTTGGGCCGGCGTGGATGCCCGAGGACCGGTGCACGCGCAGCCAGAGCTTGTTGACGTTCTTGACGCGCCCCTGGCCGAATGCGGGGTCGCCGGCGGGCGACACCACGGGCAGCGTGCGGATGCGGGCGTCGATGGGCAGGCCGACGTGCACCGTGGTCGCCGGCCGGGGCAAGGTGGCCTTGCCATCGGCCACCTGCTGCGCGGGCAGCACGGCGCCGTCGGCCAGGATGCTGACCTCGTGGCCGTTCAGGTGGTCGATGCCGGTCACCTCGGACACGGGCGGGTCGTAGTTGCGGGAGCTGCCGCAGTCCACGAAGTAGGCGTTGGCCTGATCGACGGCCTCGTTGCCCACCACGCGCCAGTTCATGCGCTCGATGCAGCGGCGCGTGACGCCGCCCAGCGTGCGCTGGACCACGAGGTAGGGCGTGTCCACCAGGGCCAGCTCGGACACCACGGCCACGCTCTCGAAGGCGCCGCCCTGCGTCTCGTGCGTGTGCCAGGCGCCGATCTGCTGCTCGGGCACGTAGGTCAGGCCCATCAGCTTGCCGGTGCTGCTGACGGCCCATACCACGGGATACGGCGCCTTCATATAGGCCATGTCCACGATGGACGCGACATCGAAGGCGTCGGCGTTGCGCAGGCTCAGGTCGCCCGTGACGTAGCCCTGCGCCTGCCAGTTGTAGCCCAGCTCGTGCACGTGGCCGCCGCGCGCCGCGGCGAACACCACCGAGTTATTGACGATCACCGGCTGCACGTTGTTGGCGCCGACGTAGCTCTGCGGCTTGACGCTGACCGAGGTGGGCGTGATGGCGTCGGAGTTGACCGAGGTCACGCGCCACTCGGTCGAGCTGGTCAGCAGCAGCAGGCTGGACAGCGGCACGATGTGGCGGATGGCGTTGACCTGCTGGGCCGCCACGCGGAACGCGATGCGGTCGTCGTCCCGCACGGGGACGCTGTAGGTCATGGCGTTCTCGGTGCCGGGCCGGGTCATCCAGACGTTCTGCGGCTTGAGCGCGGCCCCGGCGAAGACCTTGCGCTGCTCGTAGTAGCCCACGGCGGCCGGCCAGTCGCTGGCCAGCGTGGCGTCGTACCGCGGCGGCACCCGGCTCATGTCGGGCGCGATGTTGTCGTCCACCATCGCCGGGTCGGAGATGCCGACGATGCGCCCGATGAAGCCGTAGGCGCCGCCCTGGCGCTTGTAGACGATGTACTCGCGCGCGCCGGGCGTGGCGGCCATCACCTCGATGGTGTTCTTGTTGCCGGTGACGAACAGGTTGTTGTCGATCTCGGGCAGCTCCGCCGGTAGGGATTCGGCGCCGTCGCTGTCGCGCACCCAGGTGACGGCGTAGCGGTACTTCAGCGTCGGCGGCATGCCGGTGGCGACGGTGGCGTCGGCGGTGGCGCTCACCGTCGCGGGCGGCGGCGCGAAGTCGATGGGCATCAGTTGCCAGTCGAGCGCGCCCAGGCGGCGCAGCTCGTGCGGCGGCGCGCCGGGGTGCACCAGGGTCACCACGTCGGCCGACTGGACGTAGTGCACGTCCATCAGCATGGCCTCCGACCACGGCGCGGCGATCTCGTAGGGCACCGGCCCGTCCATCAGCGTCTGGCCCAGCGTGTGGAAGCGAATGTAGTGGTGCCCCAGCTCGATCACCATCGTCTGGTCGATCGAGAAAATGAACGGGATCAGCCGCGCCTTGCGGTCGTTGTACTTGGCGAAGGCGACGAAGGTGGTGCCGGGCCGGTTCTCCACCGCGCCCTGGGGCCGCGCCATGAAGTTGACGCACTCGGCCAGCCCGGTCTGGTACTTGCCGTCGTCGATGCGGCCCCACATCTCCTTGGACACCTCGCCACCGGCGAAGCTGCGGGAATACAGGCGTTGCGTGGCCATCAGGCGCGCCCCGCGATCCACGCCGGCACGTGCGCGGGCGCGGTCTGCCGGCCCTGGTTGGCGTCCGCTTCGGCCGCCTTGCCGGCCTGCGCCAGCGCCACCTGCAACAGGGCCTTGGCCGTGCCGGCGCCGGTGTCGCCCTTGATGATGGGGCCGGCGATCATCGAGGCCAGCCAGTACGACAGCGCCAGCCTGAACAGCGGCGGCAGCACCTGCGGCATGGGCGCGGAGCGGGTGTAGCGCGCGAACGCCGTGGCCGCGTGGGTGCAGATGACCGTGGGGCTCACCGCGCCGGCCTGGCGCTCGTAGTCCACGGGCGGGCCGTCCGCCGCCTCGCTCAGGTGCCAGATGCGCAGGCAGGCCACCGGCTCGGCGAACACGCTGGCCCAGCCGGGCCGCGTCTCGGCCAGCGGTGCCAGCGCCTCGGTCAGGGTGGCGAAGCCCCAGGGGTGGAACTCCAGCAGCGCGCCCATCGCCAGCGGGTACATGTTGGCGCAGAGCTGGGCGTAGACGGAGCCCTCGGGCGGGTCGACGGCCGAAATGGTCGCGGCCTGCCCGATGTGGGACAGCGCCAGGTTGCACACGTCAACGGTAGGGGTCATGCGCTTCTCACGAAAAAGAAGGGGCGCGATGCCCCTTCAAAATTGGTCGCAACAACCAATGGAGACAATCAGGCCAGGGGCGGTTCGGGCTTCTCGCGCTTGGGCGGTTTCTTCTCTTCCTGCGCGGCGGCGGGCTCGAACCAGGTGGCGCGCTGGCCCTCGGGCACGTCGAACACGTCGCCGGGGGCGCGCAGCGCGCCGTGGTAGCCCTGCTTGGATGCGATGACTTTCATGGCGGCGGCTCCGGTCAGGCGATGCGCGGGCTGTCGGGGTACGGCGTGTTCTGCTGGACGCCGGTCACCACCTGCGCCGAGAACTTGCCGGCCGTCAGCGGGCCGGTGCCCACGGTGTAGTTCACGCGGCAGTAGCGGCGCAGCCGGGTCGGCATGGGCAGCACGACCTGCTGGCCGGCGCCCAGCGCGGCCTTGGGCGTGGCGCCCGTGGCCACCACGTCGGCCCAGGTCGCGTTGTCGGCCGAGTCCTGCACGGCGAACGTGATGGTGGCGGCGCCGGCCGCGGTGGCACCCTCGTCCACCGTGATGACCATCTTCGTGAGATCGTCCATGCCGGTGTTCGGGTTGCCCTGGCCGAAGTCGATCACGTCGGTGGACGCGGCGCTGGCGGTCACGGTCTGCGCGTCGCTGACCTGCAAGAATTTGTCGATGTACATGCGTCTCTCCTTGGGTTCAGACCACGCGGGCCTCGGTCAGCAGCAGCGCGTCGGTGCGGCGCACCGGCACGCCGTCGAAGGCCACCACCTGCTTGCCGGCCACGGTGTCCATGGTCAGCGTGGAGTTGGCCACCTTGTTGGTGATCTGGCGGCGCAGGAAGCTGCGAATCTTGCGCGGCGCATAGAAGGTCGCGCGGCCCATGCCCAGGTTGGGCGGAATCTCCACGGCCTGCGTCAGCAGGTCGATCAGGTCCGCGCCGGCGCTGGCGTTCTTGGTCAGGTCGGATACGTCGATGTTGGCGATGCGCACCGCGTAGCGCCAGTCGCGCA